AGCAGAGAACCATACTGATAAATATTTGAGCAAAAAATTTTGGCTGGATGCGAGCGATCAGTTAATGTATCAGGGCAAAGCCCCACAGTTCTCAGACACCAGAGCAGCTCGTATGCCAGCATTCTTTGAACATGCAAACACCAACCTCCCACAATATGCTTGAGCCCATCATCGGGCCAACACCTGAGTCTCTTCTGAATGAATTAGAGGAGACCTTTCCCCCCAGTACACCCCACCCAAAGGAGGAGCTCGCTAGTATTATGTATAAAGCCGGGCAACACTCCGTCGTTGAGTGGTACAAAGAACGACTAACAAAATGAAACAAGAAATTCTAATGCAGCCTAAAGATCTTCCATACATGTGGCCGGAGGCAGCAGAGATAATCAATAAAGGGTTGTCTCATTCCAACGGTGAAGTGGATGCTGATTCTTTTTTCTCGCCTCTTTATCACGGTAGTCAATACCTATGGGTAGGTTATGATACCGATGCTAAACCAGCAGAAATAGAAGCAGTATTAATTGGAGAGATAGTTAGATACCCATTAAAAACATCCTTGTTTATTCATGTCTGGGCTACTAAATCAGGTCATGATTATGAGCCTTGGATGAGTCTTTGGGATTCTATAACTAACTTTGCAAAGATAAACGGTTGTGATTTTATAGAAGCCAAAGTAAGAAAAGGTCTCGCTAAGAAATTAAAGTGGACCGACAAACATTCAATAGTAACACTAGAAATTTAAAGGAGAAAAACAATGGGCGGAGGAAGTAAGCCAGCACCAGCACCTATAGTAAAAGAACCAGATCCATATGATGACGCATGGATTCATGATAGATTTGCTACAGGTCAAAAAAGATACGACGAGCTATCAGCATTCATGAACGAACGAAGAGCAGCTCTACAGAACCCAACTTACTATGATGTGGGTGGCGGGATGTCTGTTAAACAAGACCAGTTCGGTAATTACGTACGTGGTCAGCTTGATGAACAGCAGAAAATGTTTGACCAGAGACTCTCTGATTTACAATCTCAAGGTCAGCAAGCAAGACAACAACAAGGCTCTGTATATGATGCAAGACTAGCAGACATTACAGCAGCAGCTGGAGCAAACCAAGCAGCCTTACAAGCACAGCAAGAGGAGATGGCTCGTCAAGCAGAACGTGCGAGAATAGGTGAAGCTTATGGAGACGGTAGTGTACCCGGTGTAACTGGAGTACAGACTAAGAAACGTCAAAGCCTAGGAGCTTATGGCGGAACAGGCGGAGGCTTTAATCGTTCCGGACTAAGAATACAAAACCTTAACATCTAACAATGTCAACAGCTAAAGAACGTTATGATTATTTATGCAGTGATCGTAGTCAGTTTCTAAGCGAAGCAGAGGACGCAACAAAACTTACTCTACCATACCTAATCAGAGGACACGAAGATCAGTCCAAAGGTATGAAGCAGTTAAAGACACCATGGCAGTCTGTCGGGGCTAAAGGGGTGGTAGCATTAGCATCAAAGCTATCGCTATCACTCGTACCTCCACAGACCAGCTTCTTTAAATTGCAAGTGGATGAGTCACAACTCGGAGACATACCTCCTGAGATGAAATCAGAATTAGACTTATCCTTTTCAAAGATAGAACGAACCATCCTTGATTCTATTGCAGCATCAGATGATCGTGTAGTAATACACCAAGCATTACAACATCTAGTTGTAGGTGGTAATGCTCTTATTTTTATGAGTAAGCAAGGGTTGAAACTATTTCCTCTTAATCGCTTCGTATTAGAACGAGATGGTAACGGTAACGTCATTGAAATAGTCACCAGAGAACGTATTAATAAAAAATTAATCTATAAGTATCTACCTAAAGAAGAGGAGATGCCTTTAGTAACCTCGGATGAACCAGAGGAACAGGAGTGTGACATCTATACTCACGTCAAACGTGATAACAATAGAATGATCTGGTATCAAGAAGTCAAAGGTTATATCATAGAGGAGTCACGTAGTAAAGCTCCTGTTGATGCAACACCTTGGCTGCCTCTACGATTTAACACAGTAGATGGTGAAGCCTACGGGCGTGGAAGAGTTGGTCAGTTTATAGGAGATCTTAAGTCCCTTGAAGCATTGTCTCAAGCACTTGTAGAAGGCTCCGCAGCAGCTGCTAAAGTTGTATTTACTGTATCACCTTCAAGCACCACTAAGCCACAGACGCTGGCGAACGCAGGCAACGGAGCAATCGTTCAAGGTAGACCAGATGATATAGGTGTTGTACAAGTAGGTAAGACAGCTGACTTCCAGACTGCTTATCAACTAATGCAACAACTAGAGAGAAGATTGAACGAAGCATTCTTGATCCTATCAGTAAGAGATAGCGAACGTACTACCGCACAAGAAGTACAAATGACACAGATGGAACTAGAGCAACAGCTCGGAGGTCTCTTCGGGTTACTTACTGTAGAGTTCTTAGTACCATATTTAAACAGAAAGCTAAGTGTATTCCAGAAGACAGGTGAGATACCACGTATACCCAAGGGTATGGTTAAGCCTATTATTGTAGCTGGTATAAATGCACTTGGTAGAGGACAAGATGTACAAGCACTTGGTCAGTTCTTGCAAACTATAGCACAGACTATGGGACCAGAAGCTATACCACAGTACATTAATCCTGATGAATTAATCAAACGACTTGCAGCTGCACAAGGTATAGATGTACTAAACCTAGTGAAGAGTATGCAAGAGATACAAGGAGATCAGCAACAAGCTATGGCACAACAAGCTGAGATGGAAGCTATTAAGCAGACACCTAACATGCTTAAGGCTCCGATGCTTGATCCTAGTAAGAATCCACAACTAGCACCACCACCAGAACAAGTATAATGGCAGAAACATTAACCTACGAAAACAACCAAGAAGTCACCACGATAGACAACCTCAATGCTGAGGAACAAGAGTCTCTCAAAGTTGGTGAAGCTATGGAGGAGGCACAAGACAGCCTCCTTGCTGGCAAATATAAAGATGCTCAAGAATTGGAGAGAGCTTATGTCGAACTCCAGAAAAAACTTGGAGAAGGCTCTGAAGCTAGCGGAAATACTGAGCAACCTACAGATGAAGTCCAAGAAAACACAGAAGATACAGAAGATAAGAATGAAACTGAAGAAAATCCTTCAGACTTTTCCTTCTTAGATACTCTATATACTGAGGCTACATCTGGCAACGAATATAATAAGGAAACAATCGAGAAACTATCTCAGATGTCCACTGAACAAGTAGCTGATATGCACCTTAGATGGGTACAAGATGCAGCTACTAAATACATACCTAAACCTCCTGATTTTACACAACAAGATGTTCAAGAGTTAAAAGGTGTAGTAGGTGGAGACCAGAATTACTCTAATATGATAGAGTGGGCAAACCAAAACTTATCTCCTAAAGAGATAGAAATGTTTGACTCTGTAATGGAAAGAGGTGATTCAGCTTCCGCATTCTTTGCAGTTAAATCTCTAGCTTACAGATATAATGATACAATAGGAAAAGACGGACAAATGATTACAGGCACAGCACCTAAGTCAGACGGATCAGTATTCCGTAGTCAGGCTGAAGTAGTGAAAGCTATGAGAGATTCAAGATATGATAGAGACCCTGCATACAGACAGGACATACAAGATAAGTTGTCAAGATCAAACATTAATTTCTAATGGTTACACAAAAATTCGATAAGAAAGCATATCAAAAAATGCTGGAAGAATTATCAATCAAACAACAAGGGGTACGTGAAGGTATAGAAGCTGGTAAACAGCTCACTATTAGAGGAGGAGGTGGTGGTAATGTACCCGGAGAAGATGGTCCATACAGAAAGCCACCTCCTAGCGAGACACCACCTTATCCACCTAAAGAGCTTGCAAACTTTTTAGCTCCCGGTGGATCTGGAAAAACTTTAAGCGAGGAAGCATACTGGGATGGTTTACAAACTATCATGGAGACAACTGAAGCTGGTTCAGATGAACAGAATAAACGTCTGAATATATTGTGGCATCAGTTCCAAGATCAAGTAAAGAAACCACAAAACGGATTAAAAATAGATCAAAAAGTAGCCATGAGCCCGGCTGATGTACCTCTAGGTGATGGTATGATCTATGAAGCCAAGACTCAGATGCAAAAAAATCTGAAACAAAAATATGATATGATGTTACAGAATGGTTTTATAGATGAAGTAGAATACCAGAAGCAAATGGATCGTCTCTTCGGTAGAAAGAAGAAGAAGTAGTATAGCGGCGACCCGAATCGTATCGTCCTCGCCATATGTACTACCCAACACGAACTTATGATTACTACCGAATACGGTAAGAAAAACATTTACCCTAACGAACCACCCATACAATTATTACCCGAACGAAAACTAATGTCACCAGAAGCAGAAAGATTTAATGGCTGGGCAGCAATGCTCGGATTCGTATTC